CTTCTGAATGAACCACTCTGGGGTTTCCCTTAACAAGTTCTCGTATAGCGTTCTCCAGTGCTTCTTGCTCTACAGCCGCTTGCTTGTAACCGTCAGGTAGATCGTAATCAATTACGACAATTCCTCTGCACTTCATTGTAGTTCTCTAACCTCCATAAACTGACCGTACCTATAGTCCCGGACTTTCTAATACACTAGCAATATCTTTGCTCCGGCAATACTTCAGGTCTTTAGTTATGAACCTAACCGTACATTCTACTAACCCTTGTAGTTGCCGTAATAACTTTATAGCTTTACCTTTAGCGTCATTGTCAAGGCAAATAATGATTTTATCATACGATTTAAGGGTTTGTTTCTGTTTTGTACTCAAATTTGTGCCTAAAATAGCTATTCCAGTATACATTCCAGTAGACGAAACAGCACAAGCTGACGGCGCATCTTCTACGATAACCCCTATCTTTGAACTGCCTACAGTTAACACGCCTGTAGTATCTCCGTATGACATCCACTTAGGAGTGGCACCATTCATAGATCTACCGACAGCACCCTTGTTGTCATTCATCAGGAATAGGCACCGGTTGTCTGCCGGAGCATACAGGATCTTAATCAGTCCTTCTTGATAGGCCGAGGTACATCCGTTCTCATCAAGATAATTCATGACAAACGTATGGTTCTTCGGCTGAGATAACATTTCGGGTAATGGCCGGGTAGTAAGACCACGTTCTTTGATCTCACGCCGTAAGTAATCGCTGGTAGATTCTTTCGGTATACCCACCCGGTTCTTGATCAGGGATAAAGACATGCCTTTACGATAAGCGCCCTTAATCGAACAGGATGCTTTGTAACAGTTCCAAAGAAGTGTGCCGTCTTTATTCGTGATACTGAATTTCTTTTTACCGTGACAGAACGGGCAGTCGATGGTTTTAGATTCACCTTCGCTGATTCGTATCGATTTCAGTATTTCGATTTGTTCGTGCCGGTTATACATATTTCCCCCTTAAAACGAGTATTAGGGGTAGCTCGGCCCCGGAGCGGCCTCGCTTTTTTAACATGGTTTTTAGCATCCGTCAACAACTAAACTATAGTTTAACTATTACATTAGTTATGAGCTTAACCATATTAACCCCTGTAACCCATTGATTTTATTGAATTTCCACATAACCTGAAGGTCGTAGGTTCAAATCCTACTCCCGCAACCAAGCCTAGTCTAACTTATTGTTTTCAATATGATTTATGGCGTCAGTCAGAATGTCAGTGGAGTGGAGTGATCGTTTTTGGTCGTTTTTCCATTCGCCATTAACCACTACACTAGTTGCTACATCAGTTAATTCCATATTGCATGACGTGCATTTCACTGATTCGGGCTCTTCTGGGTAGATCCTTCCACGAGTCGATCTCCCACAAAAATCACAGGTAATGAAGTCGGGGTAGTGTGGCACCCCT